GGCCGGCCGATCGTGATCTACGGCGCGGGCCGCGCCGGCACCCGCCTGCGCGCCACTCTCCTGGAGAGAGGGGCCCGGGTGCGCCACTTCCTCGACGCGGAGGCGAGCACCTGCGCTCCGCGCTGCGATCTCCCGGTCTACCTGCCGGCCGAAGATCCTCTGACTGCTGAGGAGCGGCGCGAAGCGGTCGGGGTCGTGGCGATCTACAATCCCACGGTCGACGTGCCGGCCCTGATGGTTGATCTGCACCAGCTCGGGTATGGGACCGTGCTCAACTTCATTGCTGCGCACTCGGCGCTTGCCGACGCGCTCGGCGATTGGTACTCGCTCTCGGCGCGGCACACCTACGCCGACGCGTCCGGTGAGATCCGACGCGCGCATTCACTGATGGCCGATGCGACCAGTCGGCTGCTCTTCCGGCGCCTGCTGGAGTTCCGGCTGACCGGTGACTACCACCTGCTGCCGGCGCCGGACAGCGAGCACCAGTACTGCCCTCCCGACCTGCCGCGCTGGCAGAACCCGGTGCGCTTTGTCGATGGCGGCGCCTACCGTGGAGAGACGCTTGGCGCGCTGTTCGCCCACGGCTACCAGGTCGATGCTGTCGCTGCATTCGAGCCGGACCCAGCCAGTTTCGCGGTCCTGTCTGAGTTCGTGTTGCGCAGGGCCGAGCCGGGAGTTACGCACTATGCTCTCTGGCCGTGCGCGATCTACTCGTCGGCGCAGCGGCTGTCCTTCCGGGCCGGCCAGGAAGAGGCGAGCGCACTCGGCGATGGCGGCAGTTGTATGGTTCACGCGGTCACGCTCGATGTGGCGCTGAAATCATTCGACCCGACGCTGATCAAGCTGGACCTGGAGGGCGCCGAGTACGAGGCGCTACTGGGAGCGCGATGCACGATCGCGGAGAGCCGGCCCGGCCTGGCCGTGTGCGTCTACCATCGGCCCGAGCACCTGTGGCAGGTGCCGCTGCTCATCGACGGGTGGGATTGCGGCTACCGCCTCCACCTGCGCCTTCACGCGCACAGCGGGTTCGAGGCGGTGCTGTACGCAGTGCCGTCAGCCACATAGGGAGTGAGCCATGGCGAGTGACAAGACGCTCCTCGTTGACACCACCGAGATCAACCGGAACCTGGCCAAGATGATAGCGGCCTACCCGAAGTCGGCCGACCGCATTGTCCGCAAGGTGGCGCTGGACGTGCTCGCGGCAGCGATGCAGAACGTGCCGGTTGACACGGGGGCCCTCCGCGCGTCCGGCCAGGTGGAGTTTCACGGGGGCCGCGAAGGGCCGGTCGACGCGCCAGGCTTGGATCCCGCCCCGCTGCTGCAGATGGACCCGGACACGGGCGAGGCCGTGATCGGCTTCACGATGCAGTACGCGGCGGCGGTCCACGAGGACATGGACGCGCGGCACGCCGTTGGCGGCGCGAAGTACCTGGAGCGCGCCGTGACGGAGGAGGGGCAGCGGCTCACCGCCGAATGCGCCGGCATCCTGAAGGGTGCGCGCTGAGGGAGAGAATCCGATGGGCAAGCATGATGGGGCGACGTTTCCGAACGTGCGCGCGTCCGGCGACGGCACGCACGAGCCGGTGATAGCCGTGCAGGCGGCCGAATGGGTAGCCGGTGGGACCGGCGCAGATGCTGCCTTCGCCGTCTCGAAGGCGGCCGCGGCGGCAAAGCGACACTATCTGACCAGCGTTGACGCGGTGATTCTTGGGGCCGCGCAGGCTATCGGCTGCACGGTCACGATCACGGCCGGGCCAACCGGGGGCACGGGATCGACGGCGATGTGGAGCACCTACGTCGGCGCTCCGGAGGGCTGGGCGGGCGTGCTCGCGCGGGATTTCGCCCACCCGCTGGAGTTCCCGGTGGGCGCAACGGCGAGTATCGTAATGGGCGGTGGCGCCGGCATCACCATCGCCTACGCCAACCTGGCCGGCTACACGAGGTAAGCCATGCCGGACAGCCTCATCAAGAGCATCGTGGACACGTACCGGACGCTGACCTCCACGAGCAACGCCTATTACGGGGAGCGCAGCGGCGACATGGCGCTGCCGTGCCTGGTGTTCCGGCCCTACGGCGGCACGGCCAGCCCGACGCTGCCGACCCAGGATTGGCGAATCCAGGTGACGGCCTACGCGACGACGGAGGAGGGCGCCCACACGGCGGCCGAAGCGGTGCGCACGGCCCTCCATCAGCGCGATCACTGGGATGTCGGGTCCTACGTGGTCCACTACATCGTCTGTGACCCGGTGGTCACGCTGCCGCCACAGCCCGCGACGGGTGGGAGCACGTACCTTGCAGCCGTCTCCATGCGACTGCACATCAACGCCGAGTAGCATGGGGGCGCGCCGGGCGCCCCGGGGAGAAAGGGAATGGCAATCACATCCATCAGCCCGCGCAGCGTGACGCGCGGGGCGAGCGGAGACCTGATCACGATCCTGGGCACCGGGTTCGGCGCCACCCAGGGAGCCGGTACGCTGAGCATCGGCGCGCAGGCCGTCATCGTCGGCGCCTGGGGCGCCACCGGGATCACGTGCTACGCCGACGACAGCCCGGCCACGCCCCTGGGGGCGCAGGATCTCGTGCTCACGCCGGACGGCGGGTCGGCGGAAACCTGGGTCAAGGCGATCAGCGTCTACGACGATACCGACGCTGACGATGCCACCAAGGTTGAGATCGGCCTGGTCGATGCCGTCTACATCGACGGCACCCACGTCGGCAAGACCGTGGGTGGAGCGACGATCACGCCCGGAGAGCGGACGCTGCCCTACCAGCCCGACGATGTTCACACGCCGGAGCACGAGCTCGTGTTGGAGCGGTTCGTAGACGTGAATTTCGTGGCCAGCCAGATCACGGCGGCCAACATCGCCAAGGCGATGGGGGCGACGTTGCTCTCGACGCCTGTTGGCGTCGAGTGGGATGGTGCATTTGGCAACAAGTCGGAGCACTCCATTCTGATCATCGACGGCGTGGGGATCAAGTACGTCATCCCCAGGGCGCGGGTAGTGACCCCGGCCCCGGTTGCGCTGGCCACGGAGGATTGGGACGGGATTCCGTTCGCCTTCCGAGGCTTTGAGACGAGCAAGGCCGAGCGGCGCGCCTATTGGATCGAGTCGCCGCAGTAGGGGGATGAATGGCAGAGGAGCAGACGTTAGCTGAGGTGCTGAGGGAGCCCGAGCCGTACACGGCGGGCTCAGTGACGATCCGGCCGCGCAAGCTGCGGCTGGCGGATGCAGAGGCGGCGTTCGGGGCGTATGCTTCGCTGTTGGCCATTCTGACGCAAGTGGTTGGTCGGGAGCCAACTGCAGAGGATGCGGAAACGGCGATGGGGTACGTCGTGGCCGACCTGTACGCCTCCGATCCCGAGAGCCGGCCCGAGGTGGCGAAGCTTCTCGGACTGCTGTCCGATGCTACGGAGGAGACGCTGGCGCGCCTGGAGACGGTCGATGACCTGGCGGGGTTGTGGTCGGCCTGCTTCCGGGCCAACAGCCGCCCTTTCGGCCAGAGGACTTCCGCCTACGCCCCGGTCGCAAAGCGGATCGTCGCCCTGATGAACGTGAGTTTGCCGCCACCCTCCACGCCGCCGGAATCGATCCCCGAGACCCCGGACTCACCTGGGAGTACGCTCTCTTCGTAGCCCGAGGCTGGGAATGGCGCGAACGCCGAAGAGATGGCGCCCTCGGCGTAGCCTTCGGCCTCGGCTACGCGGCGGCGCGCGGCGAGAAGGCCGCACAGCGATTGCTGGACAGAATGCTGCGCGGGGAAGGTGACGACCCACCGGATCGCGCCCTGGCGCTTGCGGAGCAAAGTGGCCTCCCCGTCGAGGCGGTGACGCGCGCGCTCTCGCGGGGCGCCACGCCGGAGCAGATCCTCGCTGCAGGCGAGGCCAAGCGGAGACGTGCAGATGCCTGATGTGAATGTCGGCACAGCCTACGGCCGGCTGAAGCTCAACGACGAGTGGACAGGAACGCTGAAGAGGATTCAGCGCGACCAAACGGACGCAGCGCGGCGGATGTCGGTAGACCTGGAACGCACTCGGGCCGTTGCGGCCAGAACGAGCACGGCCCTCCTCGCCATGGGCGCCGCCGGCACGCTGGCGCTCGGAGGCCTCGCCAAGATGGCCGCCGATGCCACCGAGTCCGAGAACCTGTTCACGGTGGCCTTGGGCCGCAATGCCGACGCGGTGCGGACCTGGAGCAGGGGCCTGCGGAAGGAGCTGGGCCTCAACGAGTACGAGCTCCGCAAGAACATCGGCGTCTGGAACACCATGTTGTCGAACATGGGGCTGGGCGAAGAGCGCGCCCTCGACATGAGCAAGGCGCTGGTCAAGCTGGCCTACGACATGTCCTCGTTTCGCAACATCCGGCCTGAGGAGGCATTCGAGAAGCTGCGCTCCGGCATCACGGGCGAGATTGAGCCCCTGCGCCGGCTCGGGATCATGGTCGATGATCTCACCGTCAAGACGCACGCCTACTCCACCGGCATAGCGCGCCAAGGTGAGGAGCTGACGCAGTCTCAGAAGTTGCTGGCGCGCTACCAGCTCATCATGAAGCAGACGGCGCTGGACCAGGGGGACCTGGCCCGCACCATGGACAGCCCGATCAACCAGCTCCGGGTGATGCAGTCGGAGGCCGCGCAGGTAGCAATCGAGTTCGGCCAGCAACTGATCCCCGCGTTCGCCGAGGTGATCAAAGCCGGCCGCTCGCTAGTCGGCGTCCTGGACGGGCTCACCGATGACCAGAAGGGGCAGTTGGCGCGGTTGGCGCTAGCCGGGCTTGCCGGCAGCGTCCTCCTGGGGGGGCTGGGGCGGATCGCCCTGGCGATCACCGGGATCGTAGACTCGGTGAAACTGCTGAATGTGGCCCTGGCGGCAGGGGGCGCAGCGCGCCTGCTGACCGGCGGTGGATTGCTGGCCGGCGGGATGGTAGTGGTCGGCGGCGCAGCCTATCTCGGGATGCA